CAGTACTCGCTGGACTTGGCGCGGTCTCACGTGGTGATCGCACATATACAGCAACCGACCCTCATCAGGAGCCAGACAACCGAGGTAGACGTGCTGAGAAGGATGCTATTGCACTGGCAAAGGCTGAGGAAAAACGTAGACGTCGTGCAGCAAAGAGACTTAACAAATAGGAGAATATGATGTGTTATCTTCTAGTGTCTATTATCTTGTTGGTCTTTCTTGTCGCGATCAAATTGATCAATAAGCTAATGGATGAAATTGAACGTGAAATGGAGGGGTATTGATATGAAATGTTTGAAGACAGGATTTCGGTTTAAAATGGATGAGCTAGTCTATACGTCCGATCTTTTTGAATCAAGTGGTAACTTAACCATCGTCGCGAATCGGGAGGGTTGGGCATCACTAGTCGTCTGCGATAACCGTGTTATCAAAGAACATCTTCATCTGGCTCCAGGGGTACTCATGGCGAGTATGATCTTCTCAGAAGAGTATCGTGCATTCCACCGTAAATGGAATTCTGAGACGTCGACTGAACTACTTGATGAACCTGTTCTACTCGTATTTCGTTGACAAATATTGATTTGTAAATGATTGTCCGTTGCGTTATATTACAAGTGCGGCAACAAGCCGTTTATCTATAGGGGTTTGAAATGCAAAATATTACACAGTTCATTAAATCTTTTCAAGGTGAAAAAGATGAAGAAGTTATTAGTCAAGTATTCGGGCTATTTCCGTTTGAATCCTTAATAGTTATGGGTGATTATTCTGCTGAAGACTCATTTCTTATTGATACTGTTATGGAGGAAATCCCATTTGGGCCTGAAATCCCCTGCGGTGATACAGGGTTCGCCATGCAAAGTTCCCCAAATAGCAAAGTGTTCCGAGTTTATTGGCCCACATGTGAAGGTTCTAGTTCTCCGTGTGCATATGTTTTAACTGAGGCTTATAAAGGAGATTGACCATGTCTAATATGAGTTATTGCAGATGGCGCAACACGTTGACGGATCTGCGTGATTGCTTTGAGCACATTGCTGATCCTGAGGAACTCTCTGAAGATGAGGCTTCCGCGAGGGTTGAACTCGTTGCATTGTGCAAACAGTTCCTTGAATGGGAGCCGGATGACCCGATTGAAGAGGAAGACAAAACGGAAGTTTTGCTTGATGGGGCGCATGGGCGTTATATCCCTATGAAATTCGCACATGAGTTCTACATGGTAGATCCTCGTTGGATCGGCGTTGACCCCGATGATCTTGATGTCGTGGCTAACGGTCCCGACACTGAAGGGTATGAGGAAGCGTGGGAGAGTATCCTTAATCACGCACGTTATATGGATAAAGATGGGCGTGAGTGGAAACTCTGGTTGGATGGTGATCTGTTTGCATATACGGGTGATGGGGAGCAATGGGTATGAATCTCTGTAAAAAATCTGGAGAAGGGTATGTTCACCCTGAAATTGTCACTGGGCATCTTTATCGTAATGGGCTTGATCAAATTTATATTGCAGTAAGTCTACCGCTTGCTCATATTGAGGTATTGACATCGCTTGAAACAGGTATTGCATGGAATAGTTATTCGCCGTTCGGTGATGACATTCATCAATACAATCAATGGAAAGATGTTACTGATCAATATTGTCTAATGGAGAAGTAAACTATGAATGAAAAGAGCAGCGTCTTCCTGATCTGTCGTCCTTGTGATGACAGCTACTATCCCGGACACCCAATTGGTATCGCGTTTGAAACGAGGGAAATGGCACAGAAGTATCTGGACGATAATAATTTGATAGATGATGAGTATCCTGAAGGAGATTACTACATCAGTGAAATCAAACTCTTTGGGTAAAATGATTAGACAGCACGACACTAAGGCCGGTCAATACCGGCCTTTCTTTTTCTATGTACCGTCCGAGTGTGCTGTATTCAAGTATGTTAGAGCTATATGGAACGCTGTACAGGGTGCTCTTATTGTTGGGTGGTTGTGCTGGTAAGGGTATATTGTGTTGAGCAGCGTGGTGGGCCTGTATACTTGTCAGGAGTATGGTTGAGCACCCTGTACGCGCATGGGTTGTTGCCCAGTTTAATTGGAAACGGTCCAATTGGTACGTGAGGTCCTTGACCTCTATCCATAGCGAACGGGAATTGTAGGCAAGGTAGAAATCAGGGACACCAACAGTATTCGTCTCAACTGACTGAAGAAGATATCTTCCTTTCGGTAATATGCTCTTCAGTTCGTTGGTAAGTTGATTACGTATTTTCTGCTCAGGGGTCATCCTTTGTTCGCTTCTTCCCAACGCTTGATAACCGTCTGACGCAATTGCTCGGCAAGGACTGTATCCTTCGTATTGTATATCTGGGTGAACTCGTCCATCGTTAAACCAAGCATAAAGTCTAGAGTCGTGCCGACGTTGTCGTATGTCGGTGTGTGGAAGTATACATGGTCCAGCATCGCACGGTCCATCTTGCGGAGGCGCTTGGGTATATCTTCGTCGTTAGGGAAGTCTACCAACATCGCTTCTACCAATGGTCGATCGTGCTCTGCCCGAAGGGTATATTCTTCGTTACCATTAAATCGGTTCAACAATGTCTTGTAGACTTCTTCGTTGGGGAATGCAACGCCTTTATGGACATATGCGTGGGGATCTTGCATATGTTGTAAGAACGCCGCTACTGTGTCACGTACACTCACTGCGGTGTCTTTGAAGATACCAAGGTTGATAAGGACTTCTTGTATCAATTCCTTCATTAGCATACGACCTTCTTCAGTTGAATATGGGTCTTGGTTCGTGGCTACATTGAAGTCTTTTATCTCGGCTACAAGGCGATGTATCATCTTCCCATATACAGCGACATACTGCATCGGGACTTCCTTCAGGTCGACCTCGCTCGGTAAGAAACCACGGATCGTTGCTTTGTTCTCGCGCCAATTGACATGAGTGGTGCGATACTCAATCATCTTGGGGTCAAGTGCTAATCCAGGGTCGGGCCATTTGTATGTACCTTCGCTAATGGAGTCAAGTATGACACTCACCACCAATGCAGTACGGTTACGAGAGCGCACAATATATGAACCATTCGGCTCGATTGTACCAGATAAGGAGATTAGGAGCACCCAATCACCAACAGGTTTATAGTCACTGGATTCACGATAACGGCGTCTGAACTCATGCGCTTTAATCAGGTCAATACCGTTGTTAAAGTATTTCATGCGAGTGCCAGTGTCTGCACGTGATGCAGAGTATTTTGTCTCTACTCCATGGATAAGTTTGAGTGCAGGTAGGTTGTCAACAATGGTTAAGTTGATCGCTACCTTGCGCTTGTTGGTCAGTGCTGTCATTTCATTCCTCTCATTGGTTTGGAGTAATTATTATATGCTGTAGTACACTCAACTACAATAGCAACTCGGTATGTTGTGGGTGTGTTGGTGAGTTTTGGTAAGATAAAAGAGGTGCCCTATATAGCAAGCTTTATACTGTTAGGTTTTACTAACTATAGTACCGTAAAATGGGAGTGCTATGTGCAAAATGGTCGTACTATGAGTAGTAAATGTTTAAAGTATAGGTAGTTGGAAGGGGTTGATGTGCCGTGGTTGCTTGCTATTGTTTATATAGTCGTTTTGGAGGGTTAAAGGTTGTTCAATAGTGTTCTATAGAAGAGGTATCATGAGTTACTATAGTTGACATGCACGGTGTATGAGTTCTATTTTTCAATGTATTTTATGGTGGAGACCCTATGGTGGAGCGAGATCTTGGTTAATCCATGTGGAGGTGTGCAAACATATTGCTCCGTAAGGATAGAATATACGAGCCAATGGCCTCTATTTTGCTCTAGATCGCACGAGCCTGTCGACGCTATACCATTTTGATTATACATCATTTGATTATACAAGATCAAAGGATCAACAGAGACATTGATCAGGTGATCATGCACGGCGATAGATTATCATTTGATCATGTGACCTCATGTGCGTTATGAGTGTGGAGTCGATTTGATTATACGAATGTTGATTATACAAAGATCAATGGATCAACAGACTTAATGATCATATGATCAAGCTAATCGGTAGATCGGGCGATCGCCATCGGTAATGATAATCATTATCATCTATCACCATAAGTTCCATTAATGGGTCCATAAAAATTACTTTGCCACAATGATGCAAAACCTGCTATAGTTACTCCATGGCAGCAATAACACTGCCATCCGTAGCAGTAGCGGTTTTCTACTGTATTTATAGGGGTATTAAAATGTCTGCATCCAAAACTGTTTCCAAGTCCGCAACCAAAGCTATTAAAGCGGCACCCACGTCCACGGCTAACCTGTTGGCTCCGGTTTCTTCGCCTATCACCGCATCGCCCGCTGCACCTGTTAAACCGGCTGCTGTTATGGTTGCTGCTGGTCATGTAAACGGTGCGCCGGAAAATGCGCCCTTGTTTATGGTAGGCGGCACGGCTTACGAAGGTGCACTGCGTCCGCACCATGCCAAGCAACAAACAAGCGGCAATGTGAACCGCTTGCCTGCTGGTAGCGTTACGATCACGGCCAAGGGCGAACAGCTTAAACCCGGAGGCGTCGCGTATAACGCAATGGCATGGCAAGCTATACAGAATGCCATTACCAAGGGCCCATGCAGTGCGGCGGAACTTGCCGCTGCTGTTGGCAATGGTGGCGCATCCCACATTACCTACCGCATAAACGGTGGATGGTTAGCCGTTAGCAAGTAAGCGGCAAGCGGCAAGGGCAACGGGAAACCGTTGCCCTTTGCTTTGCCCGATAACAATATATACAGGTATTAATACCTTTAAGTATGGAATGACTGACGGCTAGGCCGGGAGGCGGCGCGTGGATGAGGCATGAGACCTGATTATATAGGTAATGGGTCCCATAGGGGTTCTCCCCAGCTCCTAGTGGCTCGAGCCATAGTTAGTGAACCATAGCCGAATGATATGTAGTGAACGTCATATGACAAAATTTACAAAAATTTCAAAATTTGCAAAAGTGCCGAGTAGGTGGTACAATTAAAGCGTTTCGTATGAAATAAAGATAGGTTCAAGATGGCAAAGCATCCAAAGAAACATGAGGAAAAGGTAGTCGAGGCTTCATACGAGTTACCTGAGCAGTATGTCCCCAACTATAGTGCAGCGTTACCCGACTGGGCAACTGAGGTAAGTAAAGAACTGCTCAAAGGAGTAGATCTACAGGGAAGTCCCGGGTTTGAACCTGGACCAGAGCAAGCCGACCAAGTAGAGAAAATGACGGCATTGGGTATGGCTCCGAGAGATATTGCCGCCATTCTGCGAATTGAACCAAAACTGCTAACGAAATATTACAAATACGAATTAGAGACAGCGGGGGCAAGGATCAATAATGCAGTCGCAAAAGTAGCCGTTCAAATGGCTCTGAGCGGGGCAAACCCGGAGATGACCAGATTTTGGCTGAAGACGAGGGCTGGTTGGAAAGAGACTACTGTTAAAGAAGTGACCGGTGCAGGTGGAGGTCCGATTGTATTTGCCGAAGTTAAACAACGGATGCTAGATGCAATTGAGGCAGAAGTCATTGAAGTGATCGAAGATGAAAAGGATTAGTAATGTCTGATTTAAAAGAATGGGATTTACCTCTTTACCGCCGTGTTTTACAATCACTTAGTAAAGGGCAAAATGCTGTTGCCGATAAACTTGTAGAATGGGGGAATCCGGCAGCATTCGTACCCTACTTCTTAACCGGCGGACATGAGACAGCAGACTCTTTGGAAAGATTGGCTCAAGAAGGTATAGACCGCCCTAATCGTTATGGGCAAGATAGTGGTAACGTTCGAACTGCAAAAGATCTCCTTACCGCCAGCCAACTCGGTGCATACTACGCTCCGATTGCTATGGGTGGTAAACTAGCAACTAAGGGCGCATTGTCCTTAGCTAAGGAGATTCCAATGGAAACAGGGCGTAGAGATTTTTTAAAAAAGGCCGGAGCTTTAGCTGGCGCAGGGGCATTATCAGCAGCTACTCCAAAACTTGTAAAAGGTATCACTAAACTCGCAGATGAACCATTATTGGGTAAATCCCTTGCTGACGAAGCTGTGTCTATGGCACCGACCACAGTGAATGCGGCAGCATCTATTGCCGGTAAACTTGGAAGATTGACAAGTTTACAGAATATAGGTTGGTTCCCGTATATTAGTGAAAAGATGTTGACATCGTCTAAATCTATTGACGATGTCGCGAAACTCATTAACCCAGAAGAGGCTTCCTCGGGGGCTATTACAAGATTGCAAGAATTAATAGAAACAAAACCGGATGAATTCTGGGATGCAATTGACGAAGTTAAAAATGTCATGCAGAACACCTCGGTTAGAGATGCTTTTAAAGCTCGTGGGTACACTGATGACGAAGTAAAAGAACTATATCGTATATCCAATACAAACCCCGAAGATATCGATAATATTCTTTCAAGCCCGATGGATAGATATACTAAATCTCGTTTTACAGATTGGGGTGCAGGAGACAGCGTTCCTAAGTATGAAGATGATTACATATCGGCACTTGAGTCAAGTTATACAAAAGACGCTAAAAATCATGGTTCTATTATTTATACAGATAGAAATGGTAAAAAACTGACTGAAGATGAAACAATGATGTTAGAAGATTTGCAAGGTATGGTTAATGACCCAGATGCTCAATATCTACATCAATATGAATCTAATAACCCACATTTTAAAGACGCTATCGAAGAATTATTTTCTGGCCCAATGTCTGAGTTATAATGACAACAAATAACGAGAAAGAGGTCCTTGGCGCAAAGGATACACCAGACCCACGTTTTCTAAGCTCCAAAGAGAAATTTAATCTTCTACTGCCCCAACGACGTATCGAACTGTTGAGTTCGATGTCTGATGAAGATGCTGCTAAACTTCATTACGATTGGGATTTTAATGGTAGACCGAAACAGCTTGCGCCGCATCACTCCAATAGCCGCGCGACGTCTTTCTGTATGTGCAAGTTCTTATTGGCACAAGCGCAGACTGATAAAAAATTAAAGCTCGAAAATTTTCCCAGTTGTACTGGTGAAGTTAGCATTGAGGTACAGACTGATGAAAATGGGATCCAAACGATTGTCGAACACGAGAACCCTCGTGTTTGCCAGTTTAGACAACAATGGTCAGTCTGGGTACTATTGGCTGGACGAGGGTTCGGTAAAACTCGTGTCGGAGCCGAACTTGTCCGAGATGTTGTGGAAAGTGGTCAAGCAAAGCGCATTCATATCATTGCTCCTACTGCTGCCGATGCTCGAGATGTGGCAGTTGAAGGCGAATCTGGTTTACTTAACATCAGTCCGCCATGGAATCGGCCGCTGTATGAATCAACCAAAAGAAGGCTCACATGGCCGAACGGTGCCGTCGCTTCCTTATTCTCAGCAGAAGAACCTGAGCGTTTGAGGGGACCTCAGTGCGATTTCGCATGGACGGATGAACTTGCTGCGTGGGATCCCGGTGTCCAGAAGATGGTTTGGGACATGATGAACTTTGGTTTGCGTCTGGGTAAGAATCCACGTGCAGTTGTGACGACCACTCCAAAACCCACGGTACTGATTCAAGATCTAGTCAAACAAGCGAAAGACCCGCTCAATCGTACGATCATCACGACGGGTAGTACGTACGAGAATCGTACCAACCTTGCAGCGCCGTTTATGAGGTCTATTACCCAATACGAGGGGACGAACCTCGGTAGGCAAGAGATCTATGCCGAACTGATCGATATTGAAGAATCTGGTATCTTAAAGCGTAGCTGGTTCAAACAATGGAAGGCTTCAAAAGCCATGCCACAGTTTGACTTCGTATTGCAGAGTTACGATACAGCATTTACCCAACAGACAGAGAATGATCCGACTGGTTGTCTTGCATTCGGTATTTTCAGACCAACACCAGATTCCCCATACGCGGCAATGCTGCTGGATGCATGGGCAGATCATATGAAATATCCTGATCTGCGTAAACGCGTGACTGATGATTACAAGAACACCTATGGTGACCAAGACGCCAAGGTAGACATCATGCTTATCGAAGATAAAGGTTCTGGTATTTCCCTTATCCAAGATTTGCAACGCGCAGGGTTACCGATTCGCAAATATAACCCCGGTAGACCCGACAAGATTATGCGTCTCCATAGTGTAAGCCATCTTGTCTTCAACGGGCTTGTTTATATCCCAGAGTCAAAGAAGGTTCCCGGGGAATATGTCACATGGGCTGAAGATTTTATCCGCGAGGTGTGTTCATTCCCAAACAGCCCACACGATGAATATGTCGACTGCTTGTCACAAGCATTGGCATTCTTCCGTGACCAGGAATGGATGAATATCGACCCAGAGCCAGAAGTCAACGAATATGAGGACGATGACGACTGGAATACACCTTATCA